AACTATAACGAAAAAATTCTCTATAACTCCTTGAAGCTCAACTCTTTATGACGAAAAAAAAGTCGAGAATGCAAAAAACGCAGATTATGCTCCGCAGACAGATGTTTTTTTCTTTTTTTTTATTTCTTTGATTATCAGCAAGTTATGAAACAAAAAGTTAACTGAAAACGAATTAGTTTGCAATTTCTCAAATTTCTGTCATTATGTATATATGAGAATGAGAAAAGTTCAATCCCCCACTTAAGCACCTAAGGGACTGGTGCCCCCAACGATTCTAAAACCTAAACCAAAAACATTATGACAAAAACACAAAAAATCGCAAAACTAGAAAAAGACCTCGCTTGGTGGACTGCCAAGCTCAACCGCTCGCGGAAACCTTCGCTCATCTCGATGCGTGCAATGCACGCAGACCACATCCGCAACGAGCTTGCCAAGCTCAAGAGTGCGTGAGAAAAACATTTTTTAACCAGAAAACATTATGTCACAAGATTCTTCACCGATTTATCGCCCCGACCTGCTTAAGGTCATAATGCAAGCGACTACTCCTCGCAACCTCGCAAGGATAAACGCACAAGATTCTTGTGTGTCTCCCATTATCAAGGATAAGGACTACGCAGGACGGTGCAAGCGTAACCAAGCTCGGTGGGACGCATACACTACTGGCAACGCATACATGCTCTATGTACGAAATCGTACTAGTGGGCAAGTGTTTAGGGTACAGCAGTACGGGAAGAATGTCTTTCAAGCTGTGAGGCGTTACTATCGAGGGCTAGACAACACCAACGACAACTGGGTCTGGCAATGTACTCAAGTGGTCGCTGTCTACACTTGCGTAAACAAGCAAACCAGTCAAGCGGGGGACTTCCTTGTCGGACAAGCTCAAGACCGAGCACCGTGGTAAAACTTTTATTAACCAGAAAAACATTTATTAACCATTATGTATATACTCATTCATCCGCCTCTTTCTAACATCTTAATTGGAATCGGTTCAGCCATTGGGCTGGTCGCTTATGTGTTGCTTGCTGTCTGGGTAGCTAACCGCCTAACTCGTTGACTGGTAAGGGGTTATGACGCGAAGGCTGCCCGACCACCTAACCCCTTGACTAGCAAACACTTACACAAGCCCTGTACAAATGCCATGCCAATCTATTTTTGAGCAGTTCATTTTCTATGTAAGTCCTTAGGCCTCAGCTACTTACAGCGCAAAAAAAGTCGAACTGACCAAAACCTCCGCAAGTACTAGAAAAAAGTGAAAAGAAACTACATTTTTATCTTACTGATAAGCAGGTGGTTATGACTAAAAAACTTAGCTAGAAAGAAAAAGCTCGTCTTTTATCAAATTTCTGTCATTATTATATACATGATAGAAAAAAGAATAGAAGTACGGAGATTCCACAAGTTTTGGAATGTCGCCATTTTCAACCTAAGCTTCGGGGGATTTCCCCGAGTACGGACTGCGTCAAGCAAGTCCAGTCTCAACCGCATTTTACGAGATGAGGTCAAGCTCTCCACTGAAGTCGTCCACCTTGACAAACGAGGATAAAAATTATGTACTACCTCATCAGCCTAGACAATCCAATGTTTAACTTTGTTGGCAAAGCCTGCGGTCAACTCGCAAGCCAAGAGAACGCCTTCAAGTTTACTTCTTTACTTCATGCGGAAAGTGTGCTTGCCTCATGGCGAGCCAATCACCCCAACGCCCGACTTCTTGAAGTCAACGAGTGGGAGCGTTGCATTAAACCAGTCATTGAAACACCTTTGAACCATTCATGCGATGGTAACTCTTACTAATCAAAAAAACACAAACTCACCAAAAAAACATTATGGAACTATTACAATTAATCGGTTGCTTCTGGCCTCTCTTAATGCCTTTGCTCTTTGTCTGGTACTGGCCTTCCTAAGTCCCTGCTAGTCAAGGGGTTACGCACCGGCCGCTGCCCCCGAGCCCTAACTCCTTGATGCGCAACAAGTTACATAGTTTCTTAGTTTTTTGCACGACAAAAATCGTCGGAAAGCACCTGATACCAACTACTTACGACAGAAAAAAAGTCGACAATTGTTTTTTAGGCGTTTTTGCTCCGCAGAGGGTCGGTTTTATTTTATTTTTTATTTCTTTGATTATCAGCACTTTACGACTGCGAAAGTTGGCTGAATACGAATAATCTCGCAATTGACTCAGATTCTGTCATTATATAGGTATAACAATTAAAAAATAGAATTATGAAAAACTCAGTACACATTCCAGAATCCGTCAAGGAAATTAAAAACGCCATCGCTCGCAGAATTACCATTCTTGCCGAGTGGCAAACCCTGCTTGCCAAGTCTCGCAAGAATTCCTTGCGTAACTCTAGAGCGTTGCAAGTTGCAACCACGGAAGCTCAGATTGCCGAGCTTCGGCAAGCTCTCAAGGTTGCCCAAGAAAAGGCAGAGACTGAAAAAGCTCAAGCCTTTGTCGCAAGCCTTGCCTCAGTTCGCAAGGACTTTCTCAATGGTCTTTTCGACTGAAAAACATTTAAAACACTTTAAACACAAAAAATTATGAGTGACATAGAAAAGGCAATTGCCCACCATGAGAAAAAATCTCGCCAATGGACAGAAGCGGGCAAACAAGCCAAAAGCCTTTCGGTGCTGTTGGAATGCCTGAAGCAAGCCAACAACGAAAGCAAGGAAGTTGCTCGACTCGTTGCCAAAATGAACGGATGGGGTGAAACGCAGATTAACCTAGTTTAAGAAAAAAACCTAAAAAACACAAAAAACACAAAAAACATTATGACCAAACAACACTTCGAGGCTATTGCCTACACTCTCAACCTCTCTTATACTCACGCACCAAGCCAACAAGTCGAGAACATCTTGACCACGCTTGCGGTCAACCTTGCCGATGATTTCGAGAAGATAAACCCTCTTTTTAATCGCTCAAAGTTTCTTGCCGTTGCCTTAGCCTAAAAAAACATAAACTCACCAAAAAAACATCATGTATATTATCGAACGCTTAGAAATTCTTGCCAAGCCTGTAAAAGCTCTTGCCTATTCGGTGAGCTTATACATTTGCCATATTGTGCTAATGGACTGGATTAGATTCGTAAACCCTTGACCTCCAAGGGGTTACGGAGGGGCGACTGCCGTCGGCCCCTAACCCTTTGATAGTCAAGCGCTTAGGAAAGCACCGCACAAGTTGCATGCCAAACTCAAAAGAATTTTTCTGCACCATGTAAACACAAACGCACCAAAAATGTTTTCGGTAAAAACTTTTAAAAAAACGAAAAAAACTTTGCATTAAGGGTTGACTCCGACCCCTTTATCTGCATAATGGTACTTATGCAAAACAAAACTACATTAGGAGATTTATTCAACGCCCAACTGGGGGACAACTTTGCCGTAGGCGACAAGCTAAGGGACATCGTGACAGCCACGGATGCCCTTGTCAAGTACGCTGACAACAAATCCGCCAAGGATGGATTTGCCACCATTTACGCCTCGCATTATTCCGATGACATGAAAAAGATTCGAGACCTTGCGGAGAAAGCGGTCAGTCTCTTGGTTGCCAATGGCAACGCTCAACAAAAGAAGGGGGACGCTTAAAATGGAGCTGATTTTTATCTTTGGCGTGGCCTGTCTTTACGCTTCTATTGCTTAAAAAAAACTTTAAAAAAACTGAAAAAACTTTGCCAAAACGCTTGACAAAACCGCATTTATATAGTATTGTATTAGTATGATTAAGATTAAAAACAACATTCCCTTCGTTCTCTTTCGTCAAGCTCGGATTGACATGACACTTGCCAATGGCGACAAGCTCGGCACTTATCAAACTTTGCCGTATCAAACGAACGCCCCAAGTAAGGGGCAATGGTTCGCCCAAGTCGCTGATGTTTGGGATGTGGTTGACATTACCTTTCGGGACTTTGGCGTTCAGTCTGCCCAAGCTCCCAAAGGACACCCAGCTTGGAATTTAGTTGGGCAAAGCGTTTAAGGTAAAAAGCCTTACATGTAAAAAAAAAGGGGGGGGTGTATGGTACCAGACGCCCCCCATTTTTTGGTTCTAAAAGGAGGGTCAATCCCTCAAAGCGTGCCGGGGGGGTATTTCTCAATCTAAAAATAGAATCATTTATTATAGAATAATTGCTCAATCGAAAAAAAGGGGGACCTATTTAAAAACCAACCTTTTATTGTTATGGTTTGTTTGGTATAGTTTGTATATTAGAATGCCGCGAAAATAATGTGGCCCCCTTAATCAAAGAGGGTTCCACTATGGGTGCAGGTGGCATCCAAGACAATACTGGAGAAGGGCGCGTCTTCTTTCCCTAAATCTTTTTGGAGTTGAGAAAACCTAGCTTGCACTTCTAAATTAAGGCAAACGGCAAGAACCTCTTTCCAGAGTAAGAGGTATTTTTCCTGCAAGAGATCCCCTAATCCTAGTTCTTTAATAGCATCACTATATAAGGTGCGCTCTCCTGTTTCTTTAGATAATTGAGTTCTCACTTGATTAATCCTCATGGCAACCCGATGGATTTCCGGAGGGGTGCAGGATGGAGAAGTGGAGGGTTGGGATGGGATGTTTTCTAGACGATTTTTCATGATATATAATTATTAGGGTTGGTGTTATAGGTTAATAAGGGTGTTTAATATTCCACTCTCCCCAGTTAAGGGGTTCGGGATTATCCTCGTTCCCCGTAAACAAGGGTTTGAGGATTTCTAGAAGGCGGCGGCTCTCGTATAAAGCACGGGAATAATCCGGTCCATAGTCGCTATCCGACCACATTTTGGGATTTGCCAAGTGATGGTTGAGGTTGGCTTTGAGAAAGTCTATTTCCTCCCACAACTCTTTATTATATTCTGGTTTGCACTCTTGAGCGATGCCGTGCTCGAAGCGTTCTATATCGACTACGTTATGTTTAACTTCAAACATAATTTCTTCTAGGGCGCAAGGGTCGGGGGTATCAAAGTGATCCTCCCAGTTATTTATTATATCTCCGTGTTTCATAATTATCCTTTAGTTGGATGTTATCGTATATTATACATCTTGCCTTGACTGGGCAAAACGGGAAAAAATTTCTTCAAAAAAAACCATTCACTACTGTATACCTTGTCCGAAAACTCGAGGGTGTGTGAAAAGACTCTATCCTTATACTTGTCTAAATAAGCACTAAGTGTGAAAATTAAATTAAAGAAATATAAAAAGCTCATACTATACCTCTTGTGGGGCAGCCCACAAAAGTAAAATAATTTTGTGATTTTTTGTAAAAAAGTTTAATGGCCATACCTATAGTCTTGGTTTGGCGAGGGCCGAGGCGGAAAATTTACTTCTTTAGCTTAGCACGGTATCTTTTATATTTGGCTTCTTTCTTGAGGGCTGTCTCTACTTCTTTGTATTTCCCCTCCTTCAGAAGGTCTCCCGGAGTCTGTCCATCAAGTTGGCGCTTTGGCTTGGTGAGCCATGTCGTGGCGTCATACCCATTATACATTCCCGCGAGGGTAGACATGATTTCCTTAAAAGTCACATAATAGATTACACTAAATTTATAAAACCGTGTACATTAGGACGTATGGCGAAGAGAAAGGTCCCGGACTTTGAGATCCCGCAATTACCCCAAAATATTACGGTCAATTGCAAAAAACTCGACGATAAGCAACTCTTTTTCTTATCAAAGGCATTAGACCCCAAGACTAAGATAATGTTTATTAATGGGCCCGCTGGGTCCACTAAAACTTATATGGCAGTTTATTCTGCCTTAAGGCTATTGAGTGCGCACGAAGAGCTAGATCTACTCTATGTACGTACCGTTATTGAAAGTGCCGATAAAGGACTCGGTGCCCTCCCCGGTGATTTAGAGGAGAAATTTAATCCTTATATGGCTCCTTTAAATGATAAGCTAGATGAGATGCTCCCCAAAAACAACACCTTAAAACACGAGCTTCTTTCAAAGGGGAGGGTGGGGGCAATGCCTATCAATTTTCTGAGGGGAGCAAACTGGATAGATAAAGTGGTTGTAGCAGATGAGGCTCAGAACTTCACTTTCAAAGAGCTCACCACTTTAGTGACGAGGTTGGGTCACAATTCTAGATTATTTATCTGCGGGGACTCGATGCAAAGCGATATTAACGGAAAAACGGGCTTTATGGAAATGTGTAGGGTTTTTAATGACTCCATCAGTGAAAAAAAGGGTATTGAGTACTTTGAATTTACGGAAAAAGACATTAAAAGAAGCGTAATCCTCCGATTTATCGTATCTAAGCTAAACTCCCACCTAAAAAAAGTGTAATAATCTCATTATGGAATTTTATAATGTACGGAAGCGTAAGAAAGTCCAAATTGATTCTACCAAAATCGAAAAAAGACTTCTAGAGAGTAAGACCAAAAACGGCAGCGTAAGGACTCGTTATGCCTTTGCAGCTATAGACGATGACGGAACTAAGATGCTGAAGTTCTGTAAGAAAGAAGATTACGACTCTTTTAATTAATGGAACTAGACGCATGGCTTATTTTGCTATCTGCAATTGTGTCGTGCGGCGGGACGCTGGGCGCCGTCTATCTTAAGCATAAATTATGGTCTAAAGCCGACGACACTATTGAGGAGGAGACCAAGTCCAATGAAAATGTTTATACGGCTCTAAATTATACTCTCGAAGAAATGGAGGGGGATAGAGCTTATATTTTAGAGTTTCATAATGGCCAGCATTATTTATCCGGCAGAGGGCAACAGAAATTCAGCTGCTCTTATGAAATAGTACAGGAAGGCATTAGCGCCGAATGCCATAACTCTCAAGAGCATCGCGTTTCCAATTATCATACTTACGTTAGTCAGTTGGTAGAAAAGGAACAATTCGCCTATACAGACATTGAGGAAATGGACGACCACGTCTTCGCGGGACTCCTCCATCAAAAAGGGGTTAAAAGCATTTACAATGTCCCTATCAAAACTTTAAATGGTAAAATAATAGGAATCCTTGGGATAGACTATATAAAAACCGGAGCCACAAAAAATATAATAGGTTTTGGCTCCGACAAACATAAATCTCAATTTGACGACGAAACCTTTCAATTTATGAAGAGACAGGCCCGTATTGTAGCGGGGTATCTTTTGTAGTTGAATAAAAGGGAGTTAGGTTATATAATAAGTAGATGAACTATGATTATTGCAGGACGTGTGGTAGCAAAGTGGAATACTTGTTAAGTAAACCTAAATTTTGTTCCTCATGTGGTGTGGGCCTTACGAATGCCAGCGCCGCTGCTCCCATTAAACCCCAATCCCATTCCCCATCTAATTTAAATAATACAGCCAAGGGTCAGCGCGTAGAAGGAAACGACATATCTAGGGATGACCCGGATGGGACTGACGTTTATAATTTACCCAGTATCAGCCAACTCCAGTATACAGTAGATGGAGATTACGGAAGCTTAGGTGGGCGAAAAATACAATTAGAGCAAATAATTGGAACCAACCCTCATGCCCAGCCAGCACCAGAGGAAACCCCTCCTCAACCAACACCAGCCAAACGAGGAAAACCTCGAACCACACCTGCGCCCGCACGCGAAGAGATTGCTAAAAGGCAATTTGAAGCGGTTAAAAAGACCATAGAAGAATGTAAGAGTTCTCAAGGTAAGGTGACGGATGTCGGAGAAAAAGGGTAAAAAAGCTACATATTCGGATAAGTCAGACATAATCGACAATGAACTTCGCAAAAGGAGGGCGAAGTGGTTTCTGGACTCTGTATGCTGGTTTGACTTTGATGATGTCTGTCAGATCATTCGTGCACATCTTCATCAAAAATGGCATCTGTGGGACCAGAGGAGGGCTCTAGAGCCATGGGTTAATAAAATAATAAGCAACCAGCTTAAGAATATTTTGCGCAATCATTACGGCAATTTTGTTCGCCCCTGCGTTAATTGCCCTTTTAACCAAAGCGGTCCAGCCGAGGGGTCGCAGCAAGACTCCCTGTGTGGTTGTACGGCGAGTGGTCTTCAGACCGCTGAATGCCCCCTCTATGCTAAATGGGAAAAAACCAAGAAGGCTGCTTATGATATAAAGATGGCTATAACTCTGGAGGCCGATAGCATCTCCATATTAAAACTACAGACAGACACTTTTAACATTGATATCGCCGTAACCAAACTTCATAAAGCTATGGAAAAATCTTTAAACGAAAAGAATTTTCATATTTATAAATTATTGTTTATCGAAAATAGAGATGAGGAAGAAGTAGCTAAACTGTTGGGTTACAAGAGTAATGAACGGGGAAGGAAGGCGGGATATAAGCAGATTAAGAATTTGAGAAAAAAATTTAAGCTTCAAGCTGTCAAATTAATAAACACGGGAGACATATGTCAATGAAACTAAGTAAAGAGCAAAAACAGTTCATAAGAGAAAACCACAGCAAACTTCCCAACCTCATCCAGTTAACTCAAGCAGTTTTTACTGATGAAACCATCGACGGCCGCAGTAAAGAGGGTAGGGCGGTGAGGGCCTTTTTAGTGCAAGAGAAAATTGACTTCAAAACCACTAAACATGAAAAAGCCAAAAACATTCACCTATCGGAGGATCAAAAAGAATTCAGTTTAGAATATGCCCGGGACGGAATGAATCCTTATCAGATTGCCTCCTTACTTTTCCCTGATAACAATATAACCCCCTTGAGTAAGGAAACCTTGGTTCTCACCTCCTTCCTTAATGAAAACGGCCCTGAGGGACAATTAGTAGAGCCAACGGGGGTTTCCTTTAAGTACGTCCCCCCAAAAACCAGCACCGTTGTAGTTAACAAGATAAATGAAGCTGCTGTGACTGAATGGCTCCCCAATAAACTGAGTTTATCTCAACGAGATGCAGTAGACGCTCTTAGGAAGTTTTTAGCGGCCCCGCGTTTCATGCAGACAATCAGCGCCTATCTGGACGAAAAGGATCGCGAGTTATTCGAAGCAGAGTTTATTAGAGCAACACACGATAAACCGGACCTCACAACGGACGAAGTAAATTTATATATTAATGTCTGTATTGATTATATTAATTTAAAGCATATCCAGAAGGCGATGAACAAACTGGATAAAATGTTTGACGAGGCAGAGAGCCAGCAAGAGATGACCGTGAGATTGGCGGAACTATTAAAAACGAAGAGCGATGAATACAATCAATGTGAAAAAAGAATGGAATCCCTTATTCAAAAACTCCAAGGGGATAGGTCTAAAAGGATAAATGCTCGGGCCGACCAATACGCCAGCATCCTCTCTCTTGTTCAAGTTTTCCAAGATGAAGAAGAGCGCAAGCGCATGGTGTTGCTGGCGGAGATGCAGAAAAAGATCATTAAGAAGGACGCAGATAAATTTGAATCCATGCCCGAGTGGAAGGCTAGAATATTGGGTATCGGAGCAAAGGACCTCATCTAATGGCCAAAGAACCTGCATATACCTATACCATAAAGGAGATAGTGAAATACATCGATGGGGATACCGTGGATGTTATTTTAGATTTAGGCTTTCATATTTCAGTAAAGAAGCGGGTTAGGCTCTCGGGAATAAATACGCCCGAAGTGAGAACACGAGATAAGAATATAAAAAAGAAAGGGTTAGAGGCAAAGGCTCGGTTAATGGAACTGTGTGAGTTAAATAAACGTCCCGATCAATTTGGGGGGCTTATTTTGAAATGTCATGGACTAGGGAAATATGGTCGGGTATTAGGGGAGATTTTTAACGGAAATTGTAGTGCGAATAAAATACTGGTCATGGAAGGACATGCAGTGGAATATCATGGCGGTAAAAGATAAATTCGAGTGCAAGGAGTGCGGAGCCTCTTTTAAATCAGAAAGGGCGCTTCATGCACATTTAAAGAAACACAACATGACCGTGGCAGAGTACTATACTACTTTTTATCCGCGTTACAATAAATTAACAGGGGATCCGTTGCCTTTTAAAAACAAAGATGATTATTTCAATAATGACTTTTCCACTTACCAGCAAATGATAAAATGGTGCAATGCATCTGATCCTATAGAGGTAAAAAAATATCTCCATAAAAGATTAAAGCATAGAATAAAAGATAAAGATTTAAAATACGGTCCATGCCATTTAGATCTACGCACCAAGAAACTACCACCCATATCCTTCTATAAAGAGATCTATGGCAACTACTCTAACGCCTGTGCTGCCCATGATGTAGAACCTCTCTACAATAAACCATTACCTAATGACTTCTGGGAAGAGAAAGAAGAAATAGACGATTTAAACATATTTATAGATACAAGAGAACAAAAGCCATTAAAGTTTAACAATTCTACCGAAATGAAATTAGATTTCGGTGATTATACAATCGGCGGCTCATACTATGACTATACTTATGTTGACCGGAAAAGTGAATCGGATTTCAAGTCAACACTTGGTATAGGATATAATAGATTTAAAAAAGAACTAGACAGATGCAGGGAATTCAATAGTTATCTTTATGTTGTTATAGAAAGCGATATAAAAAAAATATACAAGAACAATTACTTCGGTCCTCACAAATCTAATCTTACTTATATCTTTTATAATATGCGCCAAATAATTCAGGACTACCCCCGTCGTTGTCAGTTTGTATTTACGGGTAATAGGGGGAACTCTGAAAAGTTAATTCCTAAACTTTTGTATTATGGTAGAAAATTATGGAAGGCCGACTTACAATACTTCTTAGATACCCGCGAATATGAACTCTCTAAAACGGCTGGGAAAAAGTGAATAAAAAACAAATAAGACGGATTAAAAACATTATTGGGTTTGACTCTTCCAGCGAAGAGCATAAACGCCTTCTAAGGCGCCTCAAGAAGGAATACATGGCTCTACCTAGGGATAAGAAGGTAAACCTCTTAGAGGACCTACAGAGGACCTTCGGGGACGACTCATGAGCTGGACAGTAGGTACACAGAAGAAACATCGCGTTCTTAATCCTAATATCAATCAGGAAATTCTCGCTAAAGAAGGTTTCTTGGAAGATAAGGAATCTAAGGTTCTGTTATATCAGTTTCTTCTTAATAACCTTACTTTTTCAGTAGATTTAATTAGTGGCATTAAATTATTTCCTTTTCAGCATATGGCTATTAAGGCTATGTTTGAAGCAGATTATTTTCTTGGCATTTGGTCTCGCGGTATGTCCAAGTCTTTTACGACCGGCATCTATGCATATATGGATGCCATTCTCAATCAAGGAATTGAAATTGGTATTCTTTCTAAATCTTTTAGGCAGTCTAAACTTATTTTTAAAAAAATTGAAGATATTGCTAGTAAGCCTGCCGCAGGTTATTTAAGACAATGTATAACTAAAACTTCAAAAACGAACGACCAATGGACCATGGAAATTGGTCGATCAAGAATCCATGCGCTCCCCTTAGGGGATGGTTCTAAGTTGCGTGGATTTCGCTTTCAGCGTTTAGTTATTGATGAAATGCTTTTAATGCCGGAGAGAATTTATAATGAGGTAATCGTTCCCTTCCTCTCAGTGGTAGAGAATCCCACAGAAAGGGAGGATTTAGCTAAAGTGGAAGATCAGTTGATTGCTCAGGGAAAAATGAAAGAGGCGGATCGGTATATATGGCCGAATAATAAATTAATAATGCTTTCCTCGGCGAGTTATAAATTTGAATACCTCTATAAACTCTATAAGCAATTCGATGGATTGATTATGAATAACGATAATGCGACCGACGATGCTAGTCGAGTAATTATGCAATTTAGCTATGACTGCGCCCCCGAAGCCTTGTATGATCAAAACCTTATCAACCAAGCTAAAGCCAGTATGAGTTCTAGTCAGTTTGAGAGAGAGTTTGGAGCAGTGTTCACCGATGACAGTAGTGGCTATTTCAAGATCTCTACCATGGCTAAATGCACGGTGCCTGAGGGTCAGGAGCCCTGTGTGGAGGTAGCAGGGGTCCCCTCTGACAAATATATTTTAGCGTTTGACCCTAGTTGGGCCGAGAGCGAAAGCTCGGATGATTTTGCTATTCAAGTATTTAAGTTGCACGATGAGAAAAAAGTGGGAGCTTTAGTCCATAGCTATGGAGTCCCGGGCGCTAAATTAAAAGACCATATATTTTATTTCTATTATCTCTTAACCAACTTTAATATTATTGGTATTGTAGGGGACTACAATGGCGGGGTGCAATTTATTAATGCCGCCAACGAAAGCTCCTTATTTAAGAAAAACAATATTAAAATTGGCTACATTGAGACTGATTTGTCTAAGCCCGAGAATTATGAAAGTGAACTTCGGGATGTTAAAAATCAATATAACATTGAGGCAAGAAATTACTGCATTCTGCGCAAGCCTACTTCTCAATGGATTCGGCAGGCCAACGAACTGCTGCAATCTAATTTTGACCATAAACGGATATGGTTTGGGACGCGGGCTGATGGCGATAACTATACCAGTCAAATTAGCAAAAAGATCCCTATCGAAAAACTCAAATTCATAAATCACAAAGGATATAGTGAAAAGGAAAACAAGGGGGCTCAAATGATTGACTTTGTAGAGCACCAGCACGATATGATAAACAACACCAAAGGGCAGTGTGCTTTAATCCAAATTACAACCTCCCCCCAAGGGACCCAAACTTTTGATCTCCCCCCAGAACTAAGGAGACAAACCGGTCAAGATAAAGCCCGAAAAGATTTGTACTCCGCCCTTGTGCTGGGCAGCTGGATGACCAAGGTGTATTATGATATGCAGGAAACCAAACCCACTCAAGAGGTGGCCACATTCACTCCTTTCTTCGCTAATTAATCGATGTTTACCTACTGGGATGACCAATGGTTGCGCTTAAACGATATCTCCCTCGGAGGGTATTTTGCGGGTCATGAAGTTATATTATGTGGAACTGGCCCTTCACTGAAGAAAGTTAATCCCGCTCTTATTGAGGGGTCGGGTAAAATAATCTGCGCTCTTAATAACGCTTTCACGGTGGTGAGCCCTCATTTATGGATAGGAATGGATCCTCCCGACTCTTTTGATGAGGAACTCTGGGCGAGGCGGTGCCATAAGTTTTATAACATAGACCATATAGATGCGGAAATAAAAGGGGTAAAGGCCCACCTATATAGCCAGACGTATTTCCTCCGGACTCAACTTAACGCTGTTCCACTTACCGATGGAAGAGAGGCCCCGCACGGCTTCCAGTTTGAGGGAACTACTTTTTCGACAGCCATACATTTATTACATTATTTAGGTTTTGTTAAAATATATTTAGTAGGGTGTGATTTTGGGGGTAGCAATGCTTTATCTAAAATAGGTAAGCGGTATAAAAAGGAAAAATACGATACAAAAGGGCAAGCTAAGGCCCTGAGTAATGGCTTAGGGCTATTAGAGTATCTTTCCACCGAGAGGGGAGATATAGAAATAATATCATGCACTCCTAAATCAAAAGCTAATAAATTTTTAGAGTATATCCCGCTGGAGAAAATTGTCTAAAAGGGACTTTTGTTAACTTTGCCTAGACTTTTGGGGGACTTTGGTGTAGAATTATAGTGACATGTCTAAAAGAAAGTATACAAAGCGCTCGGACTATTGGAAACAATTTGATCCTCACAAGAAAGATTTAAACGAAATTTATACTGCGGACGGAGATCGCTTACATGAAATTGTAGCATCGGCAGGGGAATCTTATTATGATGCAGTATCTACAGCTTACAAGAGACACACAGCTGTAGGAAACAAAGAAGGGGCGACCAGTAGTAGGTACAACAGAGCTGCGAACTCGCGCATCCCCAATCGGTTCGCCAATATTGCAGAAGGGCTTTTACCATGGGCATATGGGGGGGGATATGTCAATGCGCAAGAAGCAATCCTACTGTGCCAGAAGGCATATGGAAATATCGCTATCTTCCGCAATGCCATCGACATTATGGCCGAGTTTGCCAACTCCGAGGTTTACCTAGAGGGCGGCACTGAAAAATCGAGAGAGTTTATTTATAAGTGGTTTCAGAAATTTAAATTATGGGATCTGAAGGATCAGTTTTTTCGCGAATACTATCGCTCGGGAAATGTCTTTCTCTATCGTCTTGATGGAAAATTTACGGCTGATGATTTTGCGCGAATGAGTACTGTGTACGGCGCGGCCAATGAATTGTTGGCTTACCCTAGCGTTAAGCCCACCTTTGGATTAAAAAAGGGCACCATACCCGTGAAGTACGTAATGATGAATCCTTACAGTATTATGGCCACCCGCGCGTTGGCTTTCGGGTATGGGAAATATCAGAAAATTCTGAGCGAATATGAAATCGAATCCTTAAGGGATCCAAAAACAGAACACGATAAAGAAGTTTTTAAGGGATTGCCTAAGGAAGTTCAGAAAAAAATAACCATGAATGAATGGACTCCTAATGGGGTAATGGTATTACTAGATCCGGGTAAATTAATATTTTCTTTTTATAAGAAACAGGATTATGAACCTTTCTCTATACCCTTTGGTTTTTCTGTCTTGGATGATATTAACTGGAAAATAGAACTAAAAAAGATGGATCAGGCCATCACTCGAACAGTAGAGAATGTAGTTTTATTGATAACTATGGGCAACGAGCCCGACAAAGGAGGCATTAACCCCGTAAACTTTCAAGCTATGCAATCTCTTTTTCAGAATGAAAGTGTGGGGAGGGTGTTGATTTCTGATTATACCACTAAAGCTAATTTTGTTATTCCTGATTTAAATAAAGTCTTAGGGCCCGAAAAATACGAGATTGTTAATAATGACATCCGAGAAGGACTGCAGAATATTATCGTTGGAGAGGAGAAGTTTTCTAATAAGCAAATTAAAGCAGAGATCTTCTTTGAAAGGCTAAGGGAGGCCAGAGAGGCTTTCCTCAACGACTTCCTTCAACC